GCTAATATACAAAAGCAATTTGAAATTATTCCGCCTAAAATATTAACATTGAATCGATTACCTGATTTTGAAGAAAAGGAACAATATTTTATTGATAAAGTAAATGAATTACAAAAACAATATAAATTGAAAGATTCTGATGAATTGATAATGTGGCATGAAATGTGGTGGAAAGAAAAAATAGAACAATTGTTTCCAGATACTACAGATGATATAAAATTTGGATTGTTAAAACGTTGGGGATATTTTGATAAGTCAATGAGATTAAATAGAACTAATATACCTGATGCAGATATATTATCTCGAATAAAAGATTTTGATAAAACAAATTTTAAAAAACAAAATAAACAAAATGTATATAATTTTGAAAAAATATTTTTAGAATTAGGAGTTGAAATATTAGCAAATATATCAGATTATTTATCAGTAGTTCCTGATAAAGCAGTTAAAGATATTAGAAGAAGAATAGCTGCAAAAATCAAAGTCATACAGAAATCTAAGGATTTAGCGTCACTTGAAAAATTAAAATTTGAATTAAAAAGAATTGAAGATTTAGGTGGATTTGAAAAATTAGTGCCAACAGAAGGTATAGTATTTATATATAAAGGAAAAACATATAAATTAACAGGATTATTTGCACCTATCAATCAATTGTTAGGAATTGGCGGACTTGGAGACAAGTAGCATATTTATATAAAAAATAGGGATAACAATGAACGAAGAAAAATTAAGAAAAGCTATTAGAAATGAAATTCGAAAAGCGTTAGACGAAGCTCCTTCACAATATGGATCTGGCTTAGGTAGTTCTGAACGACAAAAAGTATCTAGAATTTTTAATTACCTTGAAAGAAAAGGTTTATCTAGATTTTTAGCACAATTAAGAACTGATATAGAAAAGGCTCAAGCTATTATAAAATTTGCTGATATGGTTGGATTACCAATTAATAAAGTATCACAATTAAGAAGTCAGTTAGTTAAAATGAAGCAGCAGGCAAGAAGAGCAGGCGATAAAGAAGTTTAGTAAAATTTTAAAGGTTATATAATATGGCAAAATCAAATGCAAGTAGCAAACTACAAAATGTAAAAGCTATCAAAGAAATGCTGTCGGGTACTCATAAAACACAAACTCGTCAAACGCATTACTATGGAAAAACATCTACAGAAATTCCAGAAGAAGATATTATAGAAAAGTTTGAAGACGGTAAACCAAAAGTTTGGATTGAAACAGATGCAAATGGTAATAGAACTCGTGTTACTCAACATAATGGATTTAAGTCACGAGAATCAGAAACAGGCCATGCTGTTAGAGAAGCCCAAAAGTCATTGGCTATGCCTGCTACATGTCCTAAATGTGGTCAATCCATGCATGGTAAAGAAGAGCGTCTAAATAGAAAATTTTGGGTAACTCATAAAACATGTTTCGATTGCGTTGTTAGAATGGAAACAAATTTAAGAAACGATCCAGAAGCTTGGGAAAAATACCAAAAAGAAAGAATGTATGAAAATGCAAAATCATTTTTTAAAGATGCGGACGGTGATGTTGAAGGGTTAAGAAAAATGTTAACTCAGGAAATAAAAAATGTACAA